GATGAATATAAAACGTTTGATGTTTCTTTTAACTATAATAGATTGGTTAATGAATTAGAACAAACTGATATTGTCAGCAGGTCCCAAACTATGTTGAGCCAAAAGACACTTTTATCACATCATCCTTTTGTAACGGATGTAGAAAAAGAATTAGAACAAATGAACGCTGAAAGTGTTGTTTACACGCAAGATACTTCAGAAAAAGTAGATGATAACGATGAAGAACCAGAAGGATATTGAAAGTAAGTTAGATAGATACATTGCTGAGTCCGAAACAGTCATACAAGAGATATTTGCTAGGATATTGAAGATGATACTTGAATCGTTTACTTTATCCTATGTTAAATACTCAAAAGAAGATGATCCACACATCACTTGGACAGAATTCAACAAATATAATCGCTACAACAAGATGTTAGATAAAATGGGCGATATGCTTGATGATGAATTTAAGCAGATTAAACAGGAAATCAAAGAAACACAACAAGCTGTGTACTTAGACGGCTTTATGTCTCATATGTATTTGATTGAACAGACATCCGATATTCAAATGTCTTTTACTTTACCAGATGATAAAGTCATTCAAAAAGCGTTAAATCAACCTGTGGAGAAGATTAATCTTGATAAGACATTGGAAAAGCACAGAAACAAAGTGCTTGAAAGAATCAGAGTTCATACTGCTACTGGATTGATGGGCGGCAACAGCTACAATGAAATTGCTGAAACTATTGAAAAGGATGTAGGTATGACAGAAAAGCAAGCACGTTTAGTAGCACGTACAGAAGGTGGGCGTTCTCAATCACAAGCGCAAGTAGACGCAGAAGATGTTGCTAAAGAAAACGGTGCTAGAATCAAAGGCTATTGGGATGCTACGTTAGATAGTCGTACAAGACCATCACATGCACATCATGACGGTGTGGAAGAAGATGAGAATGGCAACTTTACTGTAGGTTTATCCACTGGAAAAGGACCACGCTTACTCGTCGGTGTAGACAGTGCTAAACAAAACATCAATTGCAGATGTAAGAAGTTGTATACTGTGAATGGTATGAAACCTCAAATAAGAGCATCAAGAGACAAGAACAATAAAACAAAACAGATACCTTATGTTACATATATGGATTGGTACAAGGAACGTACAGGTAAAGAATATCCATATAAATCTAATGGTAAGAAAAAACGCCGACAGTCGTGAGATTGCCGGTTATTTTTATGCCCAAAATATGCTTAAGGCGTTAAAAGGTGCAAACTCGTGCTGGATAAGACCAGTGTTATCAAAAATGTGAGGAGTAATAAATATGAAAAGAGAATTTTTACGCGGTTTAGGTTTGGAAGAAGAAACAGTTCAAAAGATTATTGATGAACATCATGATTCTTTAAGAGATTATAAAAACAAAGAGGAATCGCTTAACGAGCAGCTAGATGCAGCTAATACTGAAATCTCAAACCGAGACCAACAAATTCAAGAACTGCAAGATAAAGTTGGTGATAATGAAGGACTAAAGAAAGAATTGGAAGAATACAAAAATTCTAATGCTGAATTTGAAACTAAGATGAAAGATTTAAAAATCAATAACGCTATTAAAACTGCTGTTGCAAAAGAAGCAAATGACCCAGACGACATTTTAGCTTTTATCGACAAGGCAGATTTAAAACTTGATGGCGATACAGTGGTTGGATTAGAAGAAAAAGTAAGTGCTTTAAAAGAATCAAAGCCCTATTTATTTGAACAACCAAGTGTTAAAAAAGGTAGAACTCCGTTAGCTAGTGATGGTAACAAAGGGTTCTCTAAAGAGGAAATTATGAAAATCAAAGATCCGACTACTAGACAAAAAGCAATTGAAGATAACATTCAATTATTTAACTAAAAGGAGAATGTAATATGGACAAAACAAACTTTTTAAAATTAAACTTACAGCACTTTGCTACACCTAGTTATCCAGAAACGGGATTACAAACTGTAGCTACATTAGACAACTTTAAAGCTAAATCAATCGATTTTACTTATCGATTTGAAGAGAATTTAAAGGATTTCCGCGAAGCTTTAGGGATTTCTCGTTTATTCCCTGTACAAAGCGGTATGCAAATCGAATTATTAGGTAAACCAGAAGTGACTTTGGCTGATGGCAATGTAGCTGAAGGTGATTTAATCCCACTTTCTAACGTAACGCCTAAAGTTGCTGAAACAAAAGAGATTAAACTATCAAAATATCGTAAATCAACGTCAGGTGAAGCGATTCAAAAATACGGTTTAAACTCTGCAATTGACATTACAGATGAGGCGCTTATTAAAGAAGTGCAAAAAAATATGAGAAAAGATTTATTCACTTTAGTTCAATCAGGAAGCGCTCAAACTAATTTAAATGCAAGTAATGGATTGCAAGGTGCGTTAGCTTCAGCATGGGGTGCATTAAACACAATTTTTGAAGATGACACTATCCGTGTTGTTGTATTTGCGCATCCAATGGACGTAGCGCAAGCAATTGCTGATAAAAAATTAACGTTAGAAACTTCATTCGGACTGAATTACTACACAGACGCAACAGGTGTTGTTGTATTTACATCAACTCAAGTTGAGCAAGGTAACATCTATGCAACTGCTGCAGAGAATTTGGTTATTGCTTACATTCCTGCAGGCAATTCAGATCTAGGCCAAGCATTTGACTTAACTTCTGACTCAACAGGCTTGGTAGGTATGACGCACTTTGTACATCAAGAGACATTAACACACCAAACATTAGTGGTATCAGGTGTATTAATGTTCCCAGAACGTTTAGATGGTGTAGTTAAAGTGCCTTTAACAGCAGGAGCGGAAACAACTGAATCAACACCGACAGCCTAATAAAGAGGTGATATTGAATGGCAAAATTTAAGGTGATTAAAGACTGCAAGAATAAAGAAGATGGACAATTATTTAATGCTGAAACAGAGGTTAATAAAACAGTTAAGTACATCGAAGATTTTGAAAAGCGACTTAAAAAAGCAGGGTATAAATTACCTTTTTTTGAACGTCTGAAAGATGAATGAGGTGCAAAACCATGGATATACTAAAAGTTAAGTTAATAAATGAGTGGGATTTACAAGATACTTCTAAAGACGAAGAAATTGTTTTATTAATTCCTCATTATTTAAAAGTGGCTGAAGAATATTGCCATAGGTCGTTTGCATCATCGTTGCCTCATGGCGTAGAAGAATTTATTGCTCACAGTATCGCAACAAGATTGAATAAACACAGTAATCTAGCTGGTCGTTCGATGGGGACGGTCAGCTATACTTATAAAGATAGCGATGACCAACATTTATATGACAAGTTAAAACAATATAGAAAGGTAAATTGGGGTGGAAATTATGTTTATTGATGAGTTTCCACATCAAATCACTATAGAACGTGTAACAACTCTTAACGACACTTCGAGTTATCCACCTAAACAAATACAAGATAAAACAACAACAAATGCTACTGCTTTTTTAGACACGCCTAGCACGTCGCAGAAAGCAGAGTTCAAAGCATTAGGTGTTGAATTATCAAGAATGCTTTATGTTCCGTATAACGTAGATATTAAGCGCTCTGATGTCATTGTATTTGAAGGTGTTCGTTACAAGCTGAATGGTGATTTAGAGGACCAAGGCGGCCAACATGAAATAAACAGAGTGCCATTAGTGAGAGTGTAGGATATGGCTAATAGTATAAGTAGAGGACTTCAAAAGTACAAAGCCAAAGTATTAAGCGAGGCTAAACGTGGTGTAGCAGAGACGACAGCGTTATTACACAGTAACGCGTCTAGTATGGCACCAGTTGATACAAGTGCATTGAAAAACTCAATTGATATGTCAATCAGTGGTTTTCATGGCCAAGTAAAAGTCGGTGCTAAGCATGCTGTATATGTAGAGTTTGGTACTGGGGTTTATAGTACAAGAGGTTCACGTGCTAAGAAGATTCCTTGGACTTATTTTAAAGACGGTCGATTCTATACTACTCGTGGTATGGTTGCTCAACCTTTTTGGTATCCGTCGTTAGATATCGCACGCCAATATTTTAATAGTTATTTTGATGTATAAGGGAGGTAAGACACATGCAAGCTATATACAAAACAGCTGAACAACCATTATTTAGAGCAGTGATGACGAACTTGTACAAGTCGCCATTATTCGAAAAAATAGGACGGAACATTTTTGACCGTATGCAAACCGACATAGGTATAGACGAAAATGGCAACAATGTACCTCAACTCACTTATGTAGTTGCAGGGGAAACGAACACACTGCCAACTTATCGCAGCAATAGTCATATAGAAAGAATTGCGATTACCTTCCACTTATTCCACAGAAATAACGATAATCAGTATTTGGTTGTGGATGAAACACGCGGATTACTTTCTGACTTGTCATATTATGCACAAAAAGAACCGATAATGGATTATTACAGTTGCAAAGAAACAAGAATAGATACTCAGCAAGTAATTACTGATGTTGACGGTGAAACGCAACATGGTATTTTACGAATTGCTTATACAGTAGATCATAAATTGAGATATAAAAACTAAGGAGTGGATATAAATGGCAGTAGACAAATGGACCCTTATTGGTATTCCAGCAGATACACCGATCGAACAAGCAAAAGCGATTGACTTTGTTTTAGCAGGAACAAGTGAATTCTCGCATGAATTCGAAAATGAATTGAGAGAAAAAATCAGAGGTAATCGTAAAGATTGGTCTGCAGGTGTTGTAGAAGAAACAATCGAAGTTACTTTCCCTTACGACAAAAACATTAAAGGTGACCGAGATTTTAAAGAAGCGTGTAAGTACGGTAAACAAATGCGTTTCTGGATTATTAATAATGATGTGGTTACGTATACAGATGAAGAAACACAAGCAGAAACTGAAGGACATAATGCGACATTCGCTTATGTAATCCCTGATGGACGCACGTTAGAAGTAGATGATGAAGATGAGAATATCGAAGTATCATTAAAAGTTAAATTGAACTCTGCTGACGGTTATGAACCAAAATTACCGCCAGAAATTATTGACCCTTCTGTTGCATCTGCAATCGTTTATGAGTCTATCGGCGAAGCTACAGGCGACGCAGAGGACGCTACTACACAAAACATCTAATTTTCATTCGGGGGCGCTTGCCCCCTTTTTTATTTATCTATTTTCTAATTAAAAGGAGTAATTAAATTATGACAAACACATTAAATATTAACGGTAAAGACTATACAGCTAAAGGTTCAATCGCATTTGTACGTGAAGCAAAACAATTCGCAGAAGCGACTGAAAAAGACGGCGTTAAAACTAAAGGTGATGGCGTTACAGGTATCTTCTTAGGACTTATCCAACAAGACCCGGAAAAGTTATCTCAATTCTGGTACTGCGCGGTATCTAATTTAACAAAAGAAAAACCATCATTAATTGAAGTAGAAAATGCTATTGAAAAATATGCAGAAGAAAATGGCGAGATTGATTCTCTATTCAAAGGTGCATTAAATACATTAAGAAACGACGGTATGGTTAAGGGAAAGATCAACAACTTAATCGACACAATGTATCAGAACGGCAAAGGCAAAGAGAAAGAACTGGACACGTTCAATCAAATGTACAAAAACGTAACGGGCGAAAATCTGTTCAACAAAGCGGTATAGATTACGACTATATTGTCGAAACTTCAATTCGATTGTTGGGTTACATTCCTATTCATGAATTGGAACAACTCACAATCAAAGAGTGGGAGTTATATATCAAAGGTGCAAGACACAGACGTTTGGACACATTAGAAGATTTACGAACACAATCTATCATGCAAGCACGTTTATCTGGCGGTAAAGACATCAAGAAAATATCTAAAAACCTCGAACACGAACGTCAATTGATTGATAAGACTGAAACTTCTGTTGAACATGACAAAGCGCATGAAAAGTGGATTAAACACAAAACAAGAGAAGTACAACGTCAAGCACTTCAACGCTGGTTAGACAGCAAAAAGAAATAGATAAATAAAGGAGGGATTGCGATTGGATGATATAGCACGCTTTATCGCAGAAATAGAAGCAGATATAAGCGACTTTGAACGTGATATTCACAAGGCTATGGCTATGGCAGAAAACTTGCCAGATGATATGGTAGTGGAACTAAAAGCTACTATCAATGATTTAAAACAAAAGTTGATGCAAGCCGAAGCCTTAGCGAAGCAATATGAAAGTAACGACGCAATAAAAGATTTAAAAGCAAATATAGCTGATTTGCAACAAAAACTCGCAATGGCTAATGCACAAGCTAACGCATTTGAGAGCGATACGATAGAAAAAAGAGTGAAGCTTGACACTGGACTGTTTCAGGCTGAATTAGCCGCATTGCAAGCCAGATTGGCGGCATTTGAAGCAAATAAGATTGAAAAGAAAATTGATTTAGATACTAACGCATTCAAACGAGGTCTAGTAGCTATCGATAAAGCCTTAAATAGCTATAGTGATAAGATGGACGCCTTAGCTAACGATATTAGAACCACTGGTACAGTTGCGGCGAATGTTTTTAAAGGAATGTTCTTATCATCTATCACTGCTTTAGTACCTGCGATTGCGTCTGTAGTACCTGCTTTAATGGCAGTGATGAATGCTATAGGTGTTGTAGGTGGCGGCGCATTAGGTTTAGCAAATGCGTTTGCGATTACTGGCGCAGGTGTCGTAGGTTTTGGTGCTATGGCAATCAGTGCATTGAAAATGGTAGAGAACGGCACGTTATCAGTAACTAAAGAGGTGCAAAACTATCAATCTGCTGTAGATGACTTAAAATCTGCTTGGACTGGCGTTGTCAGCCAGAATCAATCAGCAATTTTTAATACACTGGCAAACGGTATAAACACTGCTAAAGTTGCTTTGCAAGGTTTAACGCCATTTTTAAGCGGTGTAGCACAAGGAATGGAACAAGCAAGCAGTAAAATGTTGAATTGGGCTAAAACTTCACAAGTAGCCTCTAACTTCTTCGACATGATGGGAACAACAGGTGTAAGAGTATTTAATAATATGTTAAGTGCTGCCGGTTCATTCGGTAGCGGTTTAATAGCAGTTATTACTAATTTAGCACCTTTAACAGAATGGGTCTCACAAGGGTTCGCTAAAATGGGCGAATCATTCAACAAGTGGGCTACAAGCGTTGAAGGTTCGCAAGCAATTCAAGATTTTACTAATTACGTCAAAACGAATTTACCATTGATTGGAGAAATATTTGGATCTACATTCAAAGGTATCTTTAACTTGATGAAAGCATTTGCTCCTAACTCGCAATTAATTTTCCAATCTTTAGCAGAAATGGCGAACAGATTTGAAGCGTGGAGTGCAAAGATTGCAGCAAGTGACGGTTTTAAACAGTTTATTGATTATATACAGACAAATGGTCCTAAAGTGTTATCGGTACTAGGTAATATAGTAAATATTATTATCAATGTAGCGACTGCTATGGCACCGTTAGGCGCAGCAGTATTAAGTGTAGTTGATGCATTTACAGCTTGGTTAGCAAACTTGACACAAGCACATCCAGTTATTGGTGCATTGCTCGGTGTTATTAGTATTTTAGCTGGTGCATTCATGTCATTATATCCAGCAATTGAATTCGTAAGAAGAGTTATAGGTCCATTAATTGGACAATTTGTGGCATTTATTGCTAGAAGTGCAGCGGTTCGTGCGGTAATGACCGCGTTAACAGCAGCTTTTTCAGCTTTATCAGCGCCTGTTTTAGGCGTTATTGCAGTAGTAGCAGCTTTAATAGCTGTGTTTGTAGGATTGTGGAATTCGAGCGAACAAGTTAGAACTGCTGTAACTAACGCTTTTAATGCTGTTAAAACAGCAGTTATGGATGCAGTAACAGCAATTATCAGTTTTGTTACAAATTTACTAGGTCAATTCAGTTATGTAGGCGCTGCAATGCAGACGTTACAAGCAACCTTTGCAGCTGGTTGGGCTGCGATTGTCGCAATTGTAGAGGCAGCGATAGCTGTGCTGACTCCTATTTTTCAAGCTGGTTGGAATGTTTTAGTTACCATTGTCAAAGTGGCATGGGAATTGATAAAGGCAGTCATTACTATCGCAATGCATTTAATTGTCGGTACTATCACTGCTTTACTTCAAGTCTTAACCGGCGATTGGCAAGGTGCTTGGCAGACAATGCAAGCAGCAGGCGCGGCAATCTGGCAAGCTATCGTTACAATGGCTCAAAATATATTCAATATTTTAGCGCAATTCCTAACAACATTATGGCAATCAATCGTTACAAGCGCACAAACACAATGGGCTGTATTGCAAGCGGTAGCTTCTGTTATTTGGAATGCTATCGTAACCGCAATACTTACTGCGGTTCAAAACTTAGGTGATTTTTTACTTACAATTTGGACTTTTATTGTCACAACTGCCCAAACTATTTGGAACTCTTTAGTGGCAATTGCCGGTATGATATGGAATTTAATTGTTACAACAATTGTTACAGCAGTACAAAATTTAGGCACGATCCTATCGACGATTTGGACAATGATTGTTACTACAGCACAAACAATTTGGACAACTTTAGTCGCGGTTGCATCAGCAATCTGGACAATGATTGTCACTACGATACTAACAACAGTTCAAAATTTAGGTGCCGTCTTATCTACAATTTGGCAGATGATAGTTACAACGGCACAAAGTTTCTGGTCAATGTTAGTTGTTATCGCATCTGCATTGTGGAACTCTTTAGTATCAGTTATAACTACAGTGGTCTCTACAATCGTTGCTGCGGTATCTGCTGGGTGGTCTGGATTAGTTTCAATCACATCATCAATCATGTCAGCTATCGCTAGTTTGATATCATCAATTTGGAATTCTATCGTTTCAACGGTGGGTTCTGCGGTTGGAAATGTGGTTTCAAGAGTCTCTAGCGGTTTCTCTAACATGGTAAGTACAGCCGGTTCATTACTAGGGAATTTACTAAGTATTGCAACGTCAGTTTGGTCAAGTATCGTATCTGCAATTACTAGTGCGGTATCTAGTGCCGTAAGTGCCGTATCAAGCGGTTTTTCAAACATGCTAAGTGTTGCATCTTCAATGTTAAGCAGCATTGCATCTGCGGTATCTTCTGCTTTTGCTAGTATTGTATCTACAATTACTTCGGGGATATCAAGTGCGGTAAGTGCAGTTACATCAGGTTTTTCTAGCATGGTATCTGCAGCTTCAAGTGGTATATCGAGCATGGTAAGTACAATCAGTAGCGGAATGTCATCTGCTGTTAGTGCAGTGACTTCTGGCGTGTCTAGTATGGTTAGTGCAGCACGTTCATTCGTAGGTGCAATGGTCGGTGCTGGACGTGACTTGATTCAAGGCATGATTCAAGGTGTGCAAGCAATGGCAGGTGCTATTGCTAGTGCAGCACGTTCAGTTGTATCCAATGCGGTTAGTGCAGCTAAGTCGGCATTAGGTATTCATTCGCCATCACGTGTATTCATGGAAATCGGTAACTACACTGGTGAAGGTTTAGTTATTGGTTTACATCAAATGAGTAATAGTGTTGTGAATGAAGTCGAAGATATGGCAAACAAAATGGAAAAAGCATATGCACCACAGTTGAAAACTATTAATCCTAGCATGAACAAAGATATTAATAGAATGTCAGATAAACTAAATGGTGCGATTAATTCTGACATTACAAACGGTGTTGAAGTTGCTCGACCAATTATCAATATTACTAATGAATCTGACTTACCGGCAATCAAAACATATGTGGATGATGAATCTGCTAAAGAGCGCATGCAAAGGAGGATATAAGCCTTGAACTATACTGATTTAATGATAGTCAAAGAGAATGAAGAATTTTTAATAAGTAACAATAGATTGACTGGAAACGCATTGAGCGTTTCCAGTTTTATTGTTAGATCTATTATTCAAAATCAAAGGTTTAAATACGGCGACGGTACGAATCGTCGTGTTGATTATGGTTTTGATGATGAATACAGAAAAGCAAAAATGGTTGTGGAAGCAAAAACTAAGTATGGTTATGACATTGCGGCACTTAGAGATGCAATCAATGAATTGTTTTATGGTACGTACTATATACGTGAGATGAGGTTAACTTACGACAGCGATAAACCTGTTAAATATGAAAGTATCGGTAAAACTACTGGTGATATGAATTTAGGCGAGCCGAGACTTGTCGGAGGGAAGCAACTGAAAGTGCGTAATGTGAGTGAAATAGTGCAGAGTGTAGATGATTTATGGTTTGAATTCGAAGTTGAATTTGAAACGGTGGAATTACCTTACTGGGAAACGTCATATACAACGCAAGACGTTGAGAAAAACAGTAACAATTTAGATTTCGAAAAGTTTGGTACTGTCGATAATTTAAATGTCGATAGGCTCAAATATACTTTTACGGATACAGCATTTGAAGTTTGGAACGCTGGTAATGTTACGGTTCAGCCTGAAAACATGAAGTTGAATATTAGGTTATCTAGCTTAGTAACGGATGGCAACTTTGTTTTAATTAACGAAACTACAGGTGAAAAATTTGAGTATAAACAGCCGAGAACAGGAAATACCGTAGATTTGAACGGTACAAAAGTTCTGGTCGGCTTAATAAATAACAAGTTAAGAGATACAAACAGAAAGTTCATCAGTATTGTACCAGGTGTTAATAAATTTAAAATAAGCGGTGGTAGCGTTGCAGATGTGCAGTTTGACTTTCCGTTTTATTATGTGTAGGGGGTAAAAAATGATTAGCAGACATATATTAGATGGTTTTTTTGATAGAAAAAACGTAAATGGTATCAATAGGAATTTTGACTTTATTTTTGGATATGTAGAAAGTTTATTGACGGATTTAAATGATGTCAGTAATAGATTAACGACAAAGTCAGATATGGATGACATTAATTTTAATTTCATTTTCGAAAATTTGAACAAAGTAATGTCATTATCTGATGATGCAGAGAACATCCTAAAAAAAGCTGAACATGTTAATTCAGAAAACATCAATGTTCAACAACAACTAAATCAAATGATTATAGATGAAGGAACAAGCGACGCTGAAGTTGTTCAAGCTAGAGTTGACGCAAAAGGTATTGCTAGCGATACTTTGAAACAAAGAATCGATAAATTAGAAAATTCAGTTGAGGATTCCGCGCAAAAAAGTGTGCTTTATGAAAAAATTTACAACACCTACAGTAAATATGCTATCCCTAATGATTTAAAGATTGCTGTACCTTTTAATGTATCTACATCCGCAAGCGGTAATACTTCGTTTGATTATGATGTGTCGGTTAATAAAAATCCTGTGACAAAAACATACTATGTAGACGTAAAAAAGGGAGACAATTCTAATCCTGGTACAGAATCTTTACCTTTCAAATCAATCAACAGAGCTTTACGATACGGTGATGCAGATGAGATTTTAGTTAACGAAGGTGTTTACGGTTGGGCAGACGGTTTTGGAGGTTTTACTCAAAACAAGCCGTTTAATTTAATCGGTAAAGGTAAGGTTTTAATCGGTGCACATCGCGACGGTTTGCTTTGGAATCAAAATACAACTTATTCAAATGTTTACCAAACAAATGCTAGTAGTGTGACTGAGGTGGTCGATTACAACAATATAAACGACATCAAGTTCTTAGAAAAAGTAAATAGTGTGGAAGCAGTGTCTCAAAAAGCAGGGGCATATTATATCGACAGTTCCAATAATATTTATGTTCGTACGCATGATTCCAGAGTTCCTGACGATCAAATTCTTCCTAATATGTTTAATGATGCAGTAAAAATCACTGATAATGCTAAAGTTTACTTTGAAAACATAAGATTTACTAATAGTGTTAAATTAATCGCAACGACAGCAGGTAAGAACTTCTTTGCAAAAGACTGCTATTTTTCTATTGGCAGTGGCGGTAACGCATTAAGTATTGAGGGATATAATTTCAATATTATACAAAGATGCGTAGCTAAACATGCAACAATGGACGGTTTTAATTACCACATTAAAAATGGTGTTTTACCTAAAGTTATTGAAATTGATTGCAAAGGTTACGACAACGGACGTAATGGTGCTGACCAGAACAATGGTTCGACTATGCACGATGGCGGACACATTATGAGAATTAACGGAGAATATTATAACAACGGTGGTCCTAATGTGATTGATGTCAATGAAGGTACGGTGTCAGTGAATATCGGCGTACACTCACATCATTCAAGAGCATCAAAAGGTACTATTTCTAACGCTAGTTTTAAAAATGGAAATCTAGGAGCATCAAAAATGCATTTAATCAACTGTGTTTCAAACGGAAGCGATTACTCTATAGTAACAGCATCTTCTGAAAGCAGCGTAACGGCAGTTGAAAATTCATTGCTTATAGAGCCGCGTACTGAAGTTTGATTAGAAGGGTGATTGAATGTTTATAAGAGACTTGCAAGGAAATGAGTACACGCTATTTACAGATTTCGAACACATTGATGAGTTGAATACGAATGATAGTATAAGAATGCAGATTCCCTATGATAAAAATCACAGGGAATTTTTAAGTCAAACAACCGATTTAGAACATTGGATTATCGGAGATATTGTTGGCATTAATGAGTATCGTATCGTTTATTCGAAGAAAGTCACGAAAGGTAATAGTTTTTACGTTGACATCATTGCCAACCCAGAAGTGATTGAAAGATTAGATGAGTTAAGAGTGTATAAACGTTATGATCAATATTTTACAGATGTTCAATTTTTCAACTTAGTATTTGCAAATACACCTTTTACTGTAATGATTAATGGTTCATCAGCTTCATTGATGTGGGAAGGTGTGGGTGATGGAGAAAGTAAATTGAGCATGTTTAAACGAGGTATTAAACGATACGGCTTTGAATTTAAAATTGTTGGTAATGTTGTTTATTTATATGACAAAATCGGCAACGATACCAATTATGAATTCAGGTATAAATTAAACGCTGCGAATATCGTTAAAGAAACAGATTCGCAAGAGTTTTTTACAGCAATTAGAGGTTACGGGAACTATGACCAAGACGAAAAAGATATAGACGGTAAAGCGTTACTAAAGGATACCTACATCAGCCCATTAGCTTCTGTTTATGGTGAAAAGTGGGCGCCACCTTTGCGTGATGGACGTGTAAAAGTAGCGAGTACCTTACGTAAAGAAATGGAACGTATTGTAGATGAATCTTTAAAAATCAGTTTTTCTGCTGATATTTATGATTTATCAAGACAAGGATATGACTATCAACACACTGTTTTAGGTGATCGCGTATTTTTAGTAGATGAACGTATCAAAGAAGATGTTGAAGTACGAGTGGTTAAAAAAGAAGTGAAATACAGTGCTAAAAAAGAAATTATTGATTTAAAACTCACTTTCGGGACAACTAGTATGACAGATGCTTACAAGTCTTCACTGCAGACTACCGTAAAAGAGTTTTCAGAAATAATGGCAGGTATAAAAGCATTACCTTTTGCTGCATTAGATATTGTTAGTCGTTCTATGGTAAGTAAAATCCAAAACACATCAAGCGAGTTATTATTTGATGATATGGGTATTCATTCGGTTGATAAAAATAACCCAAATAATATTGTGACAATGAACAGCAGTGGGTGGATGTTATCAACTGATGGAGGAAATACAGCGAAAACTGCGCTGACCGCAGAAGGTATTGTAGCAGACGCGATTACTACTGGAACACTCAATACGCAGTTAGTAACAATCGTCGGTGAAAACAGCTTAATATATATGAATGGACAAGAGATAGGCGCAACAAGTAATACAACGAAGTCACAAACGTTTATCAGACCGAGAGGTCTTTATATTACTCGACCAGACGGTGCTGTTTATATGCAAGATGGTATACCGTCAATGTCATTCGACGTTCAGCCCATTTCATTCTATGCTGACGGAATTGTCACCTTCGACGGAAGATTTTATCGTACATCGAGTACAAACTTTGAGATATTCAATGTAGTTTATGCAGAGCATTCAGCACGTTACATTACATTTACTTACCTTGCTGACTGGGGTGCTGAAAGTGAAAATTCTCATGGTAATGTAGGTTTACGTATTGAGGAATTTGGCGACTTAAATGTATCAGCGCAAGAATCTGTACTTGCGGGCAATAACATATCGACTCAACAAGGAAATATAACGCTTGACTTAGGTACGCCAACGTATAAACCGCTCTATTTCTATTTAAAAATAAAAAACGAGAGTGGAAACACTAAAAACATTGCACGCATGCGAACACTGCGTGTGCATATGAGGGGGTAAACACAATGGTATGGACATTGTATTTAGAAATCCGAAATGGTCATTATGAAATTGTACTCGGCGGTAGTAATATCGTTCCGACAAAATCATACGACAAAGTGTTGCAAACTACCGAACGAATTGCAAGACAATTCGACAAGGTATACTTCGACGGGGAACACCTCCGATTAAAAGAGGGTGAAGAATTGTTAACGATTGAGGAATTGAATGCGAAACGATTGGAAGGATTGCCCGATAATCCTATAGCTAATCCAACAGGTGAAGTATACGACGTTGTTACTTAAGAGAATCGCAGTCTAATTGATTGCGGTTCTTTATTTTATAGAAAGCAGGTGGTCTTATGCCGAATGAGTACCAAAGAGCAGACCATGAGAGACGAATACATCGTCTTGAAGAAGATAATAAAAAGATATTCAGCTCTTTGGACGATATAAAAAAAGGACAACATTCTCAAGATTTAGTGAATCAAAAAATGAATTTTACGCTTGACTCAATCAATCGAGAGAGAGAATTAAACAAAAAAAAGGATGAAGAAAGTCGAAAAGACTTTAAGCAAGTAAAATACCTTCTTTTAGGGACGGTAGCAACAATAGGCAGTTCACTGTTATTAGCGTTTTTACGTAGTTTGTTAGGTATTTAAAAGGAGGTGATATCATGTTTAAATTTATGACATTTGGTGCAAGTTTTTGGGAGTGTTTCTGGTTTGGTAAATGTAAATAGTCATTTAGTCGGGGTTATCGCTTAGGCGGTAACCCTTTTATTTATAGGAGGTGTAAGCAATGAAAGATAAAATAAAGCAATTTGTAGGTTTAATCGGTGGTTTTCTCGGGGCGTTATACCTTGCTTTACAAGCAAGTGGAATCAGCGCGGAATGGATTAACCCAAGAACAGTAGATGCATGGATTAATGTAATCAATACTGGATTACCGCTTGCATTAGTCGCATATGGTGTGTGGAAGAATACGTTTATTGTGAAGAAATCAGCACGTGATCAAGAGGATTATTTAAAAGAGAAAGGATTGAAATAGATGTTAACTGCTATCGATTACCTTACTAAAAAAGGTTGGAAGATTTCATCCGACCCACGTAAATATGATGGTTATCCAAACAATTATGGTTACCGTAACTACCAAGAAAACGGAGTAAACTACGATTCATTTTGCAACGGTTACCACAGAGCGTTTGATTTGTATTCTAACGCAACTAACGACATCCCAGCAGTTACAAGCGGTACAGTAGTCACTTCTGAAACACATGGCAATTTTGGAGGCACAGTGGAAATCAGAGATGCCAATGGCAATGATTGGATCTATGGCCACTTGCAACGTAATTCATTACGATTCTCAAAAGGTGATAAAGTCAATCAAGGCGACATTGTAGGACTGCAAGGTTCATCCAACTATTATGATAATCCTATGAATGCACATCTTCATTTACAATTACGTCCTAAAGGAACAGATTTAAATGATGAGAAAGCAGAAGTATGCAGTGGATTGCCAATCGAAAAGTACGATATTAGTAAGCTGAATGCAAAGCAAGATAAATCTAAGAATGGAAGTGAGAAACAATTGAAACATATTTATTCTAACCATATCAAAGGTAATAAAATTACAGCTCCAAAGCCAAGTGTTCAAGGCGTGGTTATCCATAATGATTACGGAAGTATGACACCTGCTCAATATTTACCTTGGTTATACGCACGCGAAAATAATGATACACATGTTAATGGTTGGGCAAGTGTGTATGCTAATAGAAACGAGGTGCTTTGGTATCATCCAACAGACTACGTTGAGTGGCATTGTGGTCATCAATGGGCAAACGGTAATTTGATCGGATTCGAAATTTGTGAGTCATACCCAGGTCGTTTATCAGACAAGCTATTCTTAGAGAACGAAGAAGCAACTTTAAAAGTTGTTGCTGATGTCATGAAGTCTTACGACTTACCAGTTAACCGAAACACAGTACGACTGCATAACGAGTTCTTTGGTACATCATGCCCACATCGTTCATGGGAATTGCATGTCGGCAAAGGAGCCAAGTATACAGAAGCGAATCAGAATAAAATGAAGGATTACTTTATCAACCGTATTAAACATTATTATAACGGCGGAAAACTTCAAACAGGCAATGCGCAAGTAATTAACGAAAAAGATGTTAAAAGTGAAGTGGCTAAACATACAGGAAAGCATACTGTTAAAACTACAGACTGGAAACAAAATAAACACGGCACATGGTGGAAAAATGAACAAGCTACATTCAAAAATGGTAATGAACCTATTCAAGTATGGCACGTTGGTCCATTCCGTATTGATGGTAATGAAGCAGGTAAGTTGCCAGCAGGCGCAAGTATTAATTACGATGAAGTAATGTTGCAAGACGGTCATGTTTGGGTGGGTTACGACGGCTTTGAAGGCGAACGACTATATCTGCCAGTAAGAACATGGAACGGTGTCGCTCCGCCTAATCATGGAGTAGGCGAACTTTGGGGTAGTATTCACTAGAAGAGTATGATAATATAATAGATACCTATTATATTTTTTCTCTTTGTTACATCAAATACGTGATAAGTGAGTAAATAGACACTAAGGTTCAGATTCAGGGTTACCTACGGGTAGCCCTCTTTTTATTGATTATGTAAAAGAAGCGTGCTATGATTTGTTTTGCGGTATGCATGCCGTGCATATTGCGCCCTTACTTCCTGGATGCTTTATCTTAGGCATTAGGCATCTATATGTATTTTCGTTACTTTCTTCCTAACTATCCCAACGAGAATACAACCACCCTTCGGGGTGGTATACATATTTTTTATCTAACTATTTGGTTGGTTTTTGACAGTATCAATATATTGTATTAAAATAATATACGCAATATCGATAAGGTATTGTGCGTGTGTTATTGTGTCTCTATTTCCCACTACTTTTTCATGTTGAGTGTTGTAATTTTAAGTTGAAAAAGTCTTGATGAATATAAGTATGGATAATAGGGCTTAGAGGTTGCTTCGGCAGCCTCTTTTTTCATGCATTTATATAGAAAATGAATTTTTATTTTCTCAATACTATACATATTGTGGTAATAAATCATATCTAAGCCACTAAGTCATTTTTAGGACCTCAACGTCAACGAATCACTTGTAATAAAATTGAAATATGATACTGTTTCATTGGGATGTTTATTAAGGGATTGTTTAAATTCTGAAAAGGAGTTTTTACAATGTACAAAAGTGTAAGAAAAATTGTTGCTGCTACGATTGCTACCTCTCTTTTAATGGGACCTGTTTACTTTACGATAGAATCAGGTAAAGCTAATGCTGAAACTGTTAAAGCAGTTGATGAGGAAATGAAACAAAGAGAAAAAATCGGAAATGCTTTGATAGAGAGTATTGAAGAGAATAAAAGCTCTTTTAAAGACCCTAATGAAGCTGAGGTTTTAAAATCAAAAGCTAAGCAATACAGAGATGGAATTGCAGAAAGAGGAAAAGCAACGATAGCTGCTAAAGCTGGGGCTAAATCTATTAAGGCTGTAGTTAATAAAGTCGGACAAAAAGCTTGGGATAACATAGTTAAACAAGTAGAAAAGAGAACAGGTACTCAATTAGTTGTCCTTCATTATCAATCTATAAATAAATTTTGTGATTACTTGACTGGATTTGAAGGGAAATTATCCGATGGTATAACTGAATACTTAGTACAGAACGGATTTAATCGTCAAATAGCAGGTGTTATAGCAAGAGTATTTATTGGTGTGGTTCTGTAATTATGAATAAGAAAAGAAAGATATATTTATTTTTACTTATAGTTACAGCTCTCGCTTTTTTTATTTTGCCTCAAATAACAGGTAACTATAATATCATAACTAGATCATTTGGTATTATTCCTTTTGTTTTCTTTGTTTTGTTTATATTTAGTTCTGACAAGAAATCTAATAGAAGAAAGCATTAAGAATCTGATGCAGCAATTCCCATTCGTGAACGAGAATTGCTGCATTTTTTGAAGCGAATTTCTTCTTAGTCTTAATACTATATAGAAATCACTCCATTTTATGTATAAATCTAAATAAAGAAGCTACAAGATAAACAATTGTGCGGTATAATAATATATGTAAGTTAGTTAATGACTTATAAGTTATGTGTAAGGAGGTGAAAGCCTCATGCTAGACATAATAAAAACACTTCTAGAACATCCAGTATTGGCAGTACTGATTATCCCAGAAGTGTTAAAACAGCTTAGAAAATGGCACCTCGGTTACCTAGACCGAAAGCCAAACAACGATGATTGAAATAATTATGTTTGGAGCCTTAAGGCTCCTCCTTACACATATATATTATAACATTATTTGGAGGTTTTCAAATATGACGTGGCAAATGTATATATCATTGTTCATTTTAAGCCTACCATTGTTGCTGTTTATAGGAAGAAAAACACATTTTTATTATTTAGATAAAAAGAATGGACGTAGATAACATGAGCGAATATAAAATGAAGATAATTGAGTTGATCGAAAGCGATATAACAGGTTACCAAATCCACAAAGAAACTGGCGTAGCATAATATGTGATTTCACAATTAAGACAAGGCAAACGTGAGGTTGATAACTTAACTTTGAATACAACTGAAAAGCTATATGAGTACGCATGTAAAATGTTATAATATTAATGAGGAAACAGTGTTTAACACGTTTTAGAATTATGACCTTTTAGAATGAATAAGAACATGTTTAGGGTTGCCTACGGGTAGCCCTCTTTTTTATGATATAATACAGATACACGAGAGGCACCGTGATTAACAACCAATCTCGATTGTTGATACACTTTCAATCCAGTGTCTCTAAAAAGTAGTTGTAAGCTAACGCTTATTTAAACCTAAGCCACCCATACATGTCACTGGGTGGTTAATATAATTTTTAATTGACATACAAAAAATTACAGATTATTATTTGAATATAATGACTACGCCCCCACTCCTTTTTAGGCAGACAAGTTCTGACGTGGGGGTATTTTTTTGAGGTGAAAAACTTACAATAAAATTTAGGTTTAGTATATAATAAAAATAAAGGAGGGATAATTATGAAAGACAAAAACATTAGACAGTTAGCAGATGAGTTTAGAGAAAAATATCAATTTTTTAATGTGAAAAATATAGTTAAAGATTTAGAATATTGCATCGAGTCTATTGGAATTAAAGTCTTTTATAGTGATATGTCTGCATTTGATTATCCTGATTCTGTAAGTGGTTATACTAGAGTGAACGATAATAATGAACCCGAAATTGTAGTAAACTCTAATCATGTTGAAGGTAGGAGAAGATTTACAATGGCTCATGAATTAGGTCATATATTATTGCATTGGGGATGGCCTCAAAAAAAATTAAATAAAAATGAAGTTAGTATCTTATATAGAAATGAAAACAGTGAACAAATTGATAACATGGTTGAACAAGAAGCTAACGAATTTGCAGCACAACTACTTTTACCATTGAATATAATAAACGAAGCATTACCTAAACCAATTTCTCAATATAATGATATTGAGTATAAAAACTTGGTAGCAAATGTATCTAAAAGTTTTAATGTAACAAAACCTTTCGCTAGAAGACAATTGGATAAATTGAAGGAAATAAGCTAATGAACGATAAAGAATTTATAGATAAATTGAAGAGAGAACTAAGTAAAAAGTCTGAAGAAAATACAGAAGAGTATACTGAAAATGAAATAGATAAAGTCAATCTAGATTCGAAAAATAAATTTGATAACTTTCAAGACAGTCAAATTTATCAAAAAGAAATACGAAACTCAATTATTACTCAACTACATTTTAAAGACAAATGGAGAAAAAGAGCCATTTGGGGCTTTATTATTCTAACGATCATACTTTTAATAAATTTATTCGTACTTCTATATGGCTTTTCACGAATAATAGATACAAAAATCATCATTTTATTTATGTCATTAACCTTTGTTCATACTTTTACAATTATTTATTTTCTTTTCAAGTATATATTCAGCTCTACGGATGAACTTATCAAGCACAACAAAGATGACCAATAATAACTTTTAGTGCACACGTAAACCTGTGTATTCCGTGCTCAATTTTTAGAAGCATAAAGGCGTTTTACCGTCCTCGGATACATAGTAGTGTGCACTCTTTTTTTATGCTATAATACCAATATGAAATAGTTGTTCCATGAAACGACTCGGTCATCGGCACAGACCGCTTAAAGTGTCTACATCACATTAACTGAGCATTCATATGACGTTGCTGACGAGTGACATAGCTCTGTGTCCCCGAATGGGGGTAGGTTGATGTGGTGTATATACATAACAAGACCCACCTATTAAGTTAGGGTTTTAGAATTATGATCTTTTAGAATGAAGCAGAACACATAACAAGACCCAAGGTCCCTAAAGTCCCTAAAAAGTCCCTAAACTTTGAAAAACTATGATAGTCTATGAAAGTACGATAAGCTATAAACCGCATGGTTAAGCGATTTTAATAATCTATGAAATTAAAAAGTATTCTCACAAGGCAAAAATCATTTAATTTACAAACATGCGATCAGCACATTCACACAAGAACCATCAGTGGTTGAGTAATTTGTTCGTTTGTTTAATTCTAAAACCCAATCATCAGGAAAAAACATCATGTAACGGTTAGATTGCATATAATCTCACAATAGATGAATCATGTTGAACTGAGTTTTAGTACAAATTTATTTATTTAATTAATTGGTATAGGTAAAAACACGAAGAGCAGCGTCTGGTATTAAGTGATACAACTTAATGCATAGTCGTTGCTTTTTTAATCATTCAATACATAAAAAGACCGTCTTATAATCATATAGTACATGGTTATAAGACGGTCTTTATTGTTCATTATAATAGTTCTTCGATATCTGATTTTATTTGACTTGGATTTTTTTGTGGTGAGAAACGATTGACTACATTGCCATCTCTATCTATTAAGAACTTAGTGAAATTCCATTTGATTTTACTATTGAAAAATCCATCTTGTTGTTCTGTTAAGTATTGATAAAGTGGATGTTGTTCAGGTCCGTTCACTTTAATTTTTTCGTGCATTGGGAAAGTTACCCCATAATTAATTTTACAATTTTGCATGGCTTCTTGACCGTTACCAGGTTCTTGCTTGCCAAATTGGTTACAAGGGAATCCTAATACGACAAAGCCTTGATCTTGGTATTGTTCGTAAAGCTCTTGCAAGCCTTCAAACTGTGGCGTAAAGCCACATTGACTCGCTGTGTTGACGATTAACATGACCTTTCCTTTGTATTGATCTAGTTGATAGGTTGTGCCATCGGTTTTTGTAACTTCAATATCATATATGCTCATGTTTTCTTCACCTCGATGTCCCAAACTTAACACATTTCGCCTGAATAGTCTTTAGATATGCTCTATGATAAAATGGAATAGATTACTAGTAGATTGAATAAACATTCAAAATGACCGTAAAATGAATTTAAGGAGGATACATTTTTGCCTCAAGAGAGAATATTTGATACAGAAGAAGCGGTAGAAAAAGCATTATTAATCGGGGTCGATGCATATGATGAAAAACAATTCGATTTCCGTGAAACCATGGATGAATTAAAAGCACTTGCTGAAACATGCCGATTAGATGTTTTAGGTGAAATTACACAACAAAAAGACCGCATTGAAGATAAATCGTATGTTGGTAAAGGTAAATTACAAGAAATTAAAGATTATGTAGAAATGTATGATGTCGATGTCGTTGTAGCTAACGATGAACTGACAACTGCACAATCTAAAAGTCTGAATGATAATTTAGGTATTAAAATTATAGATAGAACCCAATTAATATTAGAAATTTTCGCGATGCGCGCAAGCAGTAAGGAAGGTAAACTGCAAGTTGAATTAGCACAACTTGATTATTTAATGCCACGTCTGCAAGGTCATGGTAAAAGTTTATCTAGACTTGGTGGCGGTATCGGAACAAGAGGTCCTGGTGAAACAAAATTAGAAACAGACAGACGTCATATTCGTCGCCGTATGAATGAAATCAAACACCAACTTCAAACTGTAGTCGAACATCGTGAACGCTATCGTTCTAAACGTAGACAAAATCATGTGTTCCAAGTAGCTTTAGTAGGTTATACGAACGCTGATAAATCAACTTGGTTTAATATTTTAGCGGATGAATCTACATATGAAAAAGATATTTTATTTGCTACATTGGATCCGAAAACACGCCAAATCCAAGTGAATGATGGTTATCATTTAATTATCTCTGATACAGTTGGTTTTATTCAGAAGTTACCGACTACGTTAATTGCCGCATTTAAATCCACATTAGAAGAAGCGCGCGATGCGGATTTACTACTTCACGTCGTTGACGCAAGTAATGAAGAATATCGTACGCAGTATGATACGGTTAACCGTATCATTGGCGATTTAGATATGGATAAGATTCCACAAGCAGTCATCTTTAATAAGAAAGACTTGAACGAAGGACCAACCCCTGCATCTCAATTGCCGAATGTATACGTTTCAGCACGTGATGAAGCGGATGAAGAAAAAGTAAGACAGTTATTAATAGACCAAGTAGAAAAACAAATGGAACCTTATGAAGAGACAGTTCCTGCAGATGATGCAGATCGTCTATACTTCTTAAAACGTCATACGTTGATTCATAAACTTGAATTTAACGAAGAAAATGAAAGTTATGAAGTAGAAGGTTATAGAAGAAAAGCAGAAGAAAATGGAGAGAAGTAAGCACCATGGATTTAGAACAAATTATTCAAGAAACAGAAACAGAATTACAACCTTATTTTAAAACAATTGAAGCTTGCGCTTATCGTAATCAAGCGAAAGTGTTAGATGCCTTTCACGCAGTGAAAGCGACAGAATCTGATTTGCAAGGGACAACAGGTTATGGTTATGACGACATCGGTCGTGACCATTTAGAAGAAATCTATGCGCATACGTTTAAAGCTGAAGATGCGTTAGTCAGACCGCAAATTATTTCTGGTACGCATGCGATTACTGTGGCTTTACAAGCCAATCTAAAACATGGTGATGAATTATTATATATTACCGGCAGCCCTTACGACACACTGTTAGAAGTCATCGGTGTCAATGGTAATGGTATCGGCAGTTTAAAAGAGAATGGCGTATTATATAACGAAGTCGCTTTAACAGAAACTGGACAAATTGATGTTCCTGCAGTACTGAATGCGATAAATGACCATACAAAAGTGATTGCAATACAACGTTCTAAAGGTTATGATCAACGCCCATCAATTATGGTGGATGAAATTAAACGTGCAGTGGCTGATATCAAAGCAGAACATCCTGATGTGATTGTCTTTGTAGATAATTGCTATGGAGAGTTTGTAGAAGATGAAGAGCCGATTGAAGCAGGTGCAGATATCATGGCAGGTTCACTCATTAAAAATCCAGGTGGCGGTTTAGCACGTATCGGTGGCTACATTGTTGGTAAAACGGATTTAATTGAACGTTGCGGTTATCGTTTGACTGCGCCAGGTATTGGAAAAGAAGCGGGGGCTTCTTTAACTGAACTGCCAAGTATGTATCAAGGCTTCTTCTTAGCGCCACATGTGGTTAGCCAGAGCTTGAAAGGTGCTTTATTTACAAGTTTATTCCTAACGAAATTAAACATGAATACTGTACCGGCATTTGATACACCAAGAACGGATTTAATTCAAACTGTTCAATTTGATACAGCAGAACAAATGATTCGCTTCTGCCAATGTATTCAAGCCGCTTCACCTATCAACGCACACTTCAGTCCAGAACCAAGTTACATGCCGGGTTATGAAGATGATGTGATTATGGCAGCGGGAACATTCGTACAAGGTTCATCTATTGAACTTTCAGCAGATGGTCCAATCAGACCGCCATATGAAGCTTATGTTCAAGGCGGCTTAACGTATGAACATGTTAAGTTGGCAGTCACAAGAGCTGTTCAACAAATGTATGAAGAAGGTCTTATCTAAAAAATAAAAAGTCGACATAATTTTTAAGGCTTGGAGAGGTTTCCTATTGGCAATGTTTCGCGAAATGTTTTTATGGATTGTACTTTTAATTTTTAATATAATAAATACAATCTTATTGTTATTAAGTGTAAAATTACTATTTAACGTTCCTCTTTGGGTTGCTTGGTCTTTATGGAGTGCTGTCACACTTATAATTATTGGGTTAGTTGTTTTTAGAAAGATAATGCAAAGTAGATACTCTTCTTTAAATAGCAGTTTAAGATCATCAATTAAATTAAATGAAAACGAATATTTTTTTCAAACGCCTTTATACACTGTAGATAAACAAACCATTCCTATATATGGTGAGAATAATATGACATACACCACAGTCTTTTTTAATAACTTCCATAAATTAATAAGTATATTTGGTTTTCAACCAATTTACAGCATTTTTTTAAACTCTGAAAATATT